TTTCACCAGTATCAATATCAGTATATTCATACCATGCACCACTTTGTTTAACGATTCCATTTTCTTTCATCATCCCTAACCAAGCACCATAGTTATCAATTCCTCTGTCAAAGAAGATATCGAAATCGGCGGAACGTAACGGAGGTCCCATCCTATTCTTTACTACTTGACAACGAACTTTAATACCTACAATTCTATCGTTACCATTTTCTTTCGCCTTAATCGTTCCCATACTCTTTAATCTTAAACGAACCGATGCATGGAAAGCGATTGCTTTACCACCAGAAGTTGTCCAAGGGTCAGAGAATGGCATTGCGTTCATCTTCTGTCTTAATTGATTTGTGAAAACCAAAGTGATTTTCTGTCTACCAATAAGATTTGTGATTTTACGCATTGCTTTGGAAATGATAATTGCTTTATCCGTAGCGTAACCATCCTTACCATAATCAGCTTCCATCTCCTTTTCAGTTGATGCTGCTGCTACTGAATCTACAACGATTGTTACATACCTATCTTTCGATGAAACTCTCACCTTTTCGATAATAGTTTCGGTATATTCAAAACATTGTTCAACAGTCTCAGCTGCTACATACAATAATTTGGCTGTATCTACTCCAATGGCTTCTAAGAATTCTCTACTTACGGCGTTCTCCGTGTCAATCAATACAGCGATACCACCTAACTTTTGTGTTTCGGCAAGTAAGTGAGCTGATACTAATGATTTACCACTTTGTTCTAATCCCGTAATTTCGGTAATTCTACCAACAGGCAAACCTCCATAAGGTCTATTAGAGATTGCCACATCCAACATTGATGCTCCGGTTGATACCCAACCTTCTACGTTTGTAGGGGAGTCATTGTTGTCCAAAAAGAATGCTACCTTTTGGTCTTTTGCTTGTTTGTTAAGGGACTCAGCGAGTACTTCCGCCAAGTCTATTTCCTTAGTTGCTTTCGCCATATGTTAACTTATTTTATTAATTGAAAAGGTCATCAAACGCCGCCGCCACATCATCTAATTTCTTAGAAGGTGTTGCTGCTGGTTTAGATGGAGTTGTGTCAAATGGGGCTTCCTCGTCATCGTTACTAGCCGTTGATGAAAGGGTTTCAGCTGATGCTGATTTTTCATCTTCAGAAGTTCCAGATGGATTTAACCAACCTTCTAATACATTTTTCAATTCTGCATAAGTTAATTCTGAATAAAGTTCAGTAATTTCTTTCTGATTTGTTAAGTACTTATCCGTATCTTCTTTAGATGCTGCTAAAGGTGTTTCTTTAGGTTTAACACGGATTGTTGTTACAGGGTAAGATGTACCACTGTCTTCAGCTGATACCACTTCAACAGTAATATCTCTACCTTCATTTGGGTCAGTAATATCACCATAATCAGGGTCTGCCATATAACCAAGAATTTCTTGATATACAGTTTTACCAAAGCCCCAGAATTTTACACCTTCACCTTCTTCACCTCTTACCAATACTGGTACGAATGTTCTAAGTTTCGGCTCCATTTTCTTAGCAGCTTTCCAATCTTCCTTATCGCCCATTCTTTTAAGTTTGTCAGCAAACTCAACAATTGGGTCAGGTCTACCGAATGACATCGGAGATAGATAAGTTTTGTTGTTTACATTGTAGTGAAAGTACAATTCAATGAAAGGATTCTCTTTGTTGAATTTGTAAGGGACCAAACGAATAGTGTGTTTGCCCGGTGCTGGTTTCCAAAGTTCTACAGTTGTTCTTTGGGTGTTTTGCAGTTTGTTAAGTCTGCTCTTAATTGCGTCTAAGTTAATAGCCATGTCTTTTAAGTTTTAAGAGTTTAAGTTTTAAAACATACGTTTTAAGGTTGGATTATAGTGTCTTTCCTACACTTCCGTTACACATATAAATATAATGGAAACACAAATATACGAAGAATACCTGATATTTCCAAATCTTTTTTTGATACATTTCTATGATAAAACGATGTAACAAATATACAATAAATTTGTGACAATACCAAATAAAAAATACTCTATCGTAAAGCGATGTATATTTTTTTGTAATCTATACAGCATAGGGAGAGTATCCCTACTGTCCAACTAATTGTGGGTGTTAATAAGTTAGAACCACCCACACTCAAATAAAAAATCACACCACATATTGTAGAAGTGAGTATTAATTGCCAGTTTTTCATCTTAGTTTATAACTCCATAGTGTACCACAATCATCATCATCTAAGTCATCCTCCACCACTTGGATACCACTACCTATAAGGTCTTGTAACTTTTGGAGATTTACTCTCCTCCAATATCCAAACCGAAGGTACACATCGTTTGAGCCTCCACACACTTGGGATAGGTCAAACTCACCAAATTCAGACCGAATTAGAACTAAAGTGTCTGCGTCTATTCTCATATTAAAGGGGTTTAATTATTTAACAATTTCAATCATTGAAAGTGGAACAGTATAAGAACCGAACCCACCACTCAAAACTTTTAGGGAAGCTTTGGTACGATTCACTTTTTCAACTCGGAGTTGTTTACCCATCAACTTAGGGTGATTCACTTTAACATTCATTCCAATTCGTAGCTCCTGCTTTTTTTCGAAAGCCATCATAGCTCGTTTGGAGTTCATTACTTCTACTACTAATGAGTTAAGGTTTCGTAACTCATCAAGGGTCATGTTGTTTAATTGGGAATAGTTCATATTTTTAGGGGTTATCTCTTATTACTCTATAAATGTACGAAAAAGATTTCATATATCCTAGTGTTTGTAAAAATATTTTTTAATCTACTGGATAAAATTTTATACTCAGTATTACATTATCGGGCTTTGAAGCCAATAGGGATTCTATATAATCATTAGCTCTCTTTCGAGCACCAAAGTGTCCAAACTCCATCACATCGTAATATGCTAAGGTCACTTTGTAGATGTGGGTAGGAAACTTACTACTACCATAATGCACCCTATGTTCAATGTTACTACGTTTTACATTGGGTAGCTTCATTAGAGAAGTGATTCGGTTAGAGGAAGCGTTGACGGTGAAGAAATCAAAATCGTTCATATTAAAGGGGTTTAGTGGTTGAACTCTTATTACTCTATAAACATACGGAAAAGATTCCATATATCCTAGTCTTTTGTGAATTATTTTTTTAAATAGGTATTCACATATTCGGTCTGAGTCATTGTTTTTTCAGTACCATTCGGAAATAGTACCCGAACTATCATTTCTCCATTTGATAGGTAACGGGCAGTGATTTGGGGAGTCATCATAGTATTATAGTCTAATGTATAATTCAGTAAATTCAATTCGGTCAGTAATGTGAGTAGGTAATCCCATCTGCTTCGCCATCTCTAACATTTCGCTATAAAAGTATCCATCCCATATACCACACAACATATTGTATAGAGGGGTGTGCCAACTTTCATTTCTAGCGATGTGGTAATCTTCCACTATTCGGATGGTAGTAGAGTGGAACTCCATCATTTTTTCGGAGAACAATTCGTGGCGGTTAAATCTTACAGTATTCATATCGTTATCGTTTTATTACATAGTAAACATACGAAGAAAGCCCGATATAAACAAGCGTTTATGAGAATAATTTGTGACAACTTGTGTCAAAATAAAAAAGGGAGAATTTTTAGTTTCTCCCTTTTAGTTATTTTTTAATCATTGTTTTTAGTTTCGTTGATTGTTCTCGCATATATGGTTTATCATCAAATACTGATTGAATCATATCTGCTTCTTTATGGAAACCATTCATTCTTAAAGTGAATGCGATACCATCTGCTGCTTCAACCCCATTCCATCCGGATGCTGATGATACTTTTCTTCCAAATTCATGTGTACCATCTTCTCCACCCCAATATTCCGAACTATCTACTCCGTTAGTTCTAATATCTGCCATTTTCTCTTTATACTTAGGGTCATCCATTGATGGGTAGTTTACTCTCTTAGCCCATTCAGGCTTTCCTTCAATCTTTGATACCAATTCTCTTGCTTCATCGTGGAAGTTTGCATCAGTTAATGCTTCAACTGCCGCTTGATACATTGCTTTTTGATATCCATCTTTACCCAACTTTTGTGGAGTAATTCCAAATTCTTCTGCTTTTTTCTTAGCTTCTTTGTTTACAGTAGGATTACCTTTTCTAGCTTCTTTTGGTTTAGAAGTAGGTTCGGTTTGTGGTTCTGCTTTACTTCCACCACCTTGTGAATACTTTGCAATTATATCTTTAGCGTATTTGTTACCAGGATTACCACTAATTGCGGTCATTAAATCCATTGGTTTCAATTTTTTAGAATCAATGTCAGCTGATAAGTTTGATAAATTAACACCATTCTCATCTGCCCAACCTGCTACCGCAGTTGCTCTTAACCCAGTCTTAGCTGCAATTGATTTAACAGTTGCCATACTATCTACTTTTGGTTCGCCACCTCTATCTTTTGAATAATCTCCACCAAACATATCATTTGGTTTTGCAGCTCCTTTAGATGCATCACCTTTTTGGACTTTAGGGTCTTCGTGTGTACCAGCCTTTAATGCTGCTTGATACGAATCCTTTGATTTGAAGTGTACTAATTTTCCAGTCTCTTTACTTTTAGCTTTAAAATCTTCAGCTTCAAATAGTCTTTTTAAACTTATGTTTGCCATTATGTGTTATTATATTCTATAAATATACGAATTTTTATTTACATCCCCAAATCCTATGCCAATAAATGATAGTATTCTTTGAAATGTTTTATTCTATCCGGTAATCCAATAGTACCACCATTTACTCTTTTAGTGATTGATGTTACTACTGCATCAGTTGCTCCACCATCAGCCATCTTATGTAATCCGTTTTTAGAGAAAAACCAAGCTGCTGAAAGTAATGCGTATTTAGATGCTACTACATCAGGATTAGAAATAATATCTTCACCGATTGATTTACCAAATGCAGTGTAGTTTTCTTTACCTGTCAATTGGATATATCCTCTACCTCTAAATTTATAGCCTTCACCAGTTGATTCAGGTCCGTTACCCATTCTACCACCATATACTTTAGATGCAATCTTTTGTGGGTTTCTAGCATATGGAGCTGCAGCTGCTTCAGTTGGAAAATATTTCTTAAAGATACCTGCTAATCCTTTTGCTGAATAGTTTAAGTTTTCTTGTGTTGCTTTGAATCCACCACTTTCGTGTCCACATTGTGCTAAAAAGTGTGCCAATCGTAACGGTGTGTTAATTTGAAACTTAGCTGCCGTATCAGGAATCATTTGAATTACTGCATCAGGAATATGTCCCTTTAATTTATCCAATTTCAATCCACCCACCGGTGCTATTGGAGCAGGTGTTGTTGGCGGAGTGTTCTCACCTACAATCATCGCCCAAGTTTTATCACCTACAATACCATCTGCAGGTAGTCCGTGTTTTGTTTGAAATGCTTTTACAGCTTCTTCAGTTTTTGGTCCAAAATTTGTTACTGCTGGTGAAATTCCTAATTTCTCCTGCATTAATTTCACATTTTCGTTGTTATCGCCTTTTTTTAATAACATTGTAATATTATTTATGTTCTTCAGTTATAACTTCTTTTCCATCACCAAAGTCAATTACTTCAAAAACTCTTGTCTGAATTTTCTTAGTTCCTTCGGCGTTTGTTAATATGATTGAATTCTTAAACTTCTGCCAATTAATGACAAATGAATTATCTAATAC